AGATCTTGCATCAAAAAAACGTCTTAGACTTGTTCCAAAAAATTTTCAGACGACGATGTCAACTACTATTGACCGGTTTTTAGTTATTCCTGAATCTTTAAGGGAATTACAACAGGAAATTGGTTTTCAATATGCTTGGTGTAGTGATTTTGAGGACCACAAAATTCCTTATGGAAGGGAGTGGGTCCTTGAGTTCCTTGCCCTTGACATAAATTCTGACGTTAATTTTGGAACTTTGTTTACTACTGGTGTTCTTCGTCCTGAACAATGCATTGAGAAAGTTAACAAGAATAGGTGCACGCTGGGGTTTGCTCCAACTGCTAAGTTCAAGAAATTTGGTGCTGTTGTGGCCTCAGTTTTGACATCTGTTCTTATTGCCTTCTGCGTTTACAAATCTTTTCGATATTTTGAATCTAAGGAAACGGAAGACCAAAAGACTTCTGAGTCTCGTCTTGTCAAGCTTCGGCCTGGCTATGATGGAATTTATAAGACAAAACAGTCTTTCCGTGTTCCCCATTGGAAAACGAAAGAACAAAAGAAACAGGAAGGGTATCTTTTTGATCACTACATTCAGAAGAAATCTCTGAATGATCTTATAGTGAGAGCTGAAGTTCCTGTTAAAGTTGAAGGTGAACAAACCTTCTATGGTCCTTTTGGAGTCCAGACGAATTCAAGTGAAGCTGTCCACAATGAGGCGAAAAGTATGGCGATTATGGATACTGTTTACAGTAAAAAGAACACCTTCTTTGAACCAATTCCTGCGTGGCTAAAACGACTTTTTCTCCAAACTGTCAAAGGAAAGATTCCCGTTGGAGAACGGGGAACAAAAATTCCTGGTCCAGTTATGCAAGAGGGATTTCCTCCCGGCTTCTTAAGCCCTTATGCCAAGAAAGAAATGGGTCTTGGTGAAGAAGACGAATATCATGAATCCAGCACGTCTGGCTACGGCCAGGGATCGTGGGATCCTGAATACATTCCAGATGAGAATTCGGAGTGGTATGAAGAGGATTATGAAATTGAATACCAATTGCTTGAGAATTTAGTCAATGATCATACGGCTGCCCGAGAATATATTGAAGAAAGAATACGTGAAGCCATGGAAGATGCTCGTCAGCAACTTATGGAAGAACGTGAAAATATAAAAGCTTGGGAAGACGAATACAAAAAGTTTTTGACAGGAACTGCACAAGAACGAGGGTACGCCCGAATTCGAGTTGGTTACTATCGAAAGAAACGACAGGAGGGATTGCCTCCAACTTCTCCTCCTGCAAAAAAGGAGAAGAAGAAGGTTGTCCCTAAGGTGGCTGCACCTGAACCCGAAAAGCCCACCAAGACCAAGCCTAAAAAGGAAATGCCAAAGTTTTCAAAGCCTGAAAAGAAAACTTCTGAGGTTGAGCAAGAGGCATCGAAGAACAGTCTTAAAAAACTGATTGGAAATGCTGAAGCTGAACTCAAGAAGATAACTGAACTTCAGAAATCTTTGAAACCTGAGGAAATTGTTGTGATTAGCGGTGACGCTTTGAACAAACCTAATTCGATTGGGTTGATTCCTGAGAGAATTAAGGACCTTAAAAAGGATGACAGAGTGTCTTGGAAAAAGGGTGGTGCCACCAATTATGGAACTTTTGTTGAGTTTCAAAAATTCACACATGGTCCCAAAATTGGCTGCATTGTTCTTTGGAAAGGAAAAAGACTTTTTGTTCCTACGGTTATGAAGGACGTTGGTCCTGAAACCAGAACAACTTCGGTAAAAAAACCTGAGGGGTGTCCAGATGGTGATCATTTGCCAGATGGATACAAGAAGAAATTGTATATGCTTTGGGGAACTGATCGTGATCGTCCATCTGGTGCTTGTTTCTTCTCGAGAATGATGCTCCATACTTGTACCCACATTATGGATTTCGCTCTTGGGAAAGGAGCTCCAAAGCACCATGGAAGATTGTATGTTCCAGGAGACAAAATATATTTTAAAACAACTGCTTGGGGAGACAAAAACCCAGCAAATGCTGTTTTGAGGTGTGGAATTGTTGTTCACGCAAACCCAGATCAGGAAAGAGACAATTTGATTTTGGAATGTGTCAATGACAAAGTTTCCGGGGCTGTTCAGCTCAATGGTCCCAACGTGAATTTTGCCAATTATGATGGACGCAGGTTTTATGGAGGAATCTTCACATACAATGGAAAAGACCTTGATATGGGGTCTCCCGTTGGATGGGTTGAAGGTGTTACTCATCATATCCCCACTTATCCAGGCACTTCTGCCTCATTAGTGTGGGACACAAAAACAAAACAACCTGTTGGTTTCCACCAATATTGGGATCTTCACAACAATGTCAATCATTGGATACCATACGCCCAAGTCAAAGATGAAATCGATAAAGCAATCGACGTTCACAATTCAAAAAATGTGACGTCCCCCACCCAGCATTAGATGGAAGTGGGGGCTTGGTCAAATGGTGGAGTTCCCTGCGAACTTCATGCATTAATCCGAAAGCTCCAATAATCCAAGGGAATGGTCTAGTCAACCTTTCCTCTTGTGGTTTTCTTCCATGGTCTCAATCCCTTAAATTTTCGAAATGGAGGGAAAAGATTGACCATGACTGGCGTGAATTTTGTGCTTTGAAAAATGTTGAATATAATCATGATGCCTTTCATGTTTCTTGTTCAACGCATGAAGGTGTGAATAAGACTGTTCTGAAATATGACAAACCTTATCCTAATCCAGTTTCAGCGTTTGAAAAGAAACGGGCAATTTATGATGTTAAACAGTTCTTTCGAAAACTGAAAGACAAATGTTCAATTATTCCCTTTGACGATGTCATGGTCAATCCTGATGCCGTCACTGGTTTGGTTGCTCAAAAATGGTTTGATATTTGTAAGAAGGATGAAGCTCTGATGAAAATGATGCCCTATTTTGAAAAGTTTTGGGAAGTCGCTCATTTGGAAAATTATCCCTGGTTGTGGAAACAAGCTGGGAAGGTTGAACTTTTGAAACTCCAAAAACTTATCGATGTTGACATCCGAGGTTTTACTATTATACCTTTTGATGCTTTTCTGGCGACAGCTAGGATGTATCAAGCAATGAACGAAGCTATGTGTACTCCGGAAATTTACAGAACCTCCCCATTGAAACATGGACTCAATATGACGCATGGTGGATTTCGATCCCTGTTAATTGAGTTGTCTTCGAGAATTCAAGAACTCGAGGTCATTGAAGGAGATTGTGT